AGCGCCATAAGACTGGCCAACTGTGTCAGCGCCGTTAAACGCGTCAGGTAAGCACCTCGACTCACGGTACGCAACTGCCACAACTTTAGTTAGTTCAGCCTCGGGCCAGCCGACATGGCGAGCCATGTTATAGACCGTCTGACACGCGTCAGGTTGCGTTATAGGCGTAGTTGCCAGCGTTGTGGTCGGTAGTGGCGCTGACGGCTCTAGACCCTGCCAAACGGTTACGGGTGCTGGTTGCATTTCTTGTGCTGTTGGTGACGGCGGTTTAGCCAACACAAATATTGATGTGACGCTAATAAATAGCGATATAGCGAGTTTGCTGATGAGTGTCATAGTGACCTACTTTCCGGTAGGTCAACCAGCCTAGACAGATTGCGGTGCTGCTTCTGGTGATGCCTTAAATACCGCTTGAAATGCCTGTTTTGTGGCATCTACGTCGTTTGCTAAACGTGGGTCAACCTCTATGTGATACCAGTCGCCTGCGTCAAATTTGCCGATTTGCCATGTGCCACGATCGCAACGCCAACTGCGTGATTGCGCGTAATCAATTACAAGTTGTATGCCGAGCGTGTCAGCGTTTAACAAAAGTTTGTTTAGGTAGTCGAGCGATATTTTGCGGCCGTCTTGCCTGCCTTTTTTTGCTTGTGCTTGCCAACGATACGAAACGTCTGTTGCTAGCCCTCGAGCGTGGTTGCTGATGATGCCGGGTTTGCCGCGCATGTCACGATTAACCCAAATGCCGTTATTCCACAAACTGCCGTCAGAATGTTTGCAACACAACTCAACCCATTTAGCCATGCCTGCCAACGCTGACGTAACGACTGGCTGTTTGCTAACTACGTAGGGTTTAGTCATTTGTCGGTTTATTTTTTATGCCGTTTGACGCAACAAGACCTGACAAAGTGCCAGTCAAAAACACGACAATAGTTGACATTAAATCAATGAACGCTGCGTCGTTTGGTGCTTGCTCAAGTGGTTGCGACACAAATAGCAAACCCCAAATCATGCCTAGAACGATCAAACTAAATACGACTGCTAATAACACGCCGACTGTTACGACCATACGTGCGTGTAATTCGTTTGCTGAGTATCTGTATCGGCTCACGGTGTTACGCCACATCGGTCAGGCACATTGCAGTTATTTATTGCCATGTTTTTAACGCGTGATTGATTGCTGATTGTGTTTTCGCGTGTTGTTCCGCATGACATCAACAACATTAGTGCTATGACTGCTCGAATGGTAGCCATGTCTGTGTTGTTTCGTTCCAGTAGTAGTCGCCGTCAGGTTTTGGCGTTGGCGGTTGCCAATCATTATTTTCGTCTAGTGTCCACGACTCGTATGGTTGCGGTTGCACAAATTCGTCGCGTATGTGATCGTAGGTAAAACCTGCACTCGGAAATTGTTTGCGTATGCGGTTGTTATATGAGCATTGCAACCATTGGCCGCCAAGTAAGTCGTGGCAGAATTGTGCGCCGTTTGCTTCTTCGTTGTTATGCACGACAATTACGCGTTGCACCACGCCGTTTGAGATTTCTGCAAAATGTGCCATTAGTAGGTGATGCTTCCGCTACCTGTGAATGTGTAAACAGTTCCCGACAATGTTGGTGAACCTGTGGTCGAGGTTGCTGTTATGCCTGCGTCAATAATAACCACGCCTGAGCCGCCTGCTTTGCCTTCAAGAGTTGTGTTAACGCCTGCACCGCCACCGCCACCTGTGTTTGCCGTGCCTGCTACTGCCGCTAAGTCAGGAGCCGCAGTAGCACCACGACCACCACCGCCAGCACCACCAGCACCACCAGCGCTACTTTCGGCGCACGACCCACCGCCACCAGCATAGGTAACGCTTGAACCAGTAATAGAATTGGCACGACCGACACCACCTGTTTTACCTGCCGTGCTAGTCGCTGTTTCGCCGCCATTAATGCCTGCACCGCCAGCACCACCACCTGAAGCTGAACCGTAATAACCGCCGTTATCGGTTGATGAACCGCCAGCAAAACCATAACCAGTCAAACCACCCGAATTACCTTGTGTTGATGCGCCACCAGCAATCGTGCCAACCGTATTGTACGAAACACCACCACCGCCGCTGCCGCCGCTTCGCCCTGTAATATTTACGCCCGTTGTTCCTGTACCACCACCGCCGCCACCAATCGCGGTAGCAATATCAAACACCGAATTGTTGCCATCATTACCGACAGTCGTATTTGATGATTGGTTTGCACCGCCAGCACCAACGGTCACCGTGTAAGAAATTCCAGCACTTAAAATCATTATGCCTTCAAGAAATCCGCCACCACCGCCACCGCCACCCGTATGGCCAAAACCGCCACCGCCGCCACCAGCGACAACAAGAAGATTTGCAGGTATTCCGCCTGCGTGAACGCCTGCAAGTATTTGCACAACTACGCCTTTAAATTGCCGACAACCACCCAAGTATCGGAAGCGATCTTGGCACAAGTTGCAACCGCGTACTGTGCGTTGGTTTTAAGTTTGCTGCCGTCGCTTCGAAGTGTTACGCCTGCACCAGCCGTGATCGTTACTGTGCCAGCACCAAGTTGCATAATGTTTATTTGCGTACCAATACCATAAGCAACACTTGAATTTGGTGGAATAGTCAACGCAATACTTGCCGCGTTATCACAAGTAACAAGTTTGCCGTCATCAGCCAACACCGTTGTGTAAGTCGTGCCAGTCTGTGCGTTAATTGCAATCATTGCTGTTGCAACCGCATCAAGTTCTGCGGCCGTTAAAACTTGCCCTGCGGTAAAATCTTGTCTAGTTGCCATAATGCCTCACTTTATCCTAAAACGTTGTCTGCATCTATGATGCCAAACACCGCGTCGTTTAATATCAACTCATAGACGATCGTAGTTGGCGACGTAAAGTACATGACCGAATGACCGCCGCTTACCGTGATCGTGTGCTCGACACCCTCAACGGCTAACTCTTGAGCCAACTGGGTTGTGCCTGTACCGCTCGCAAACGTTTTTTCAATGGTGATCGTGTCACCAATATCTATGATCGCTACCGTGTCGCGTTGAGCTGTAGTCAGTTTGTTTAGGTTTGTGCCTAGCGACGTGTAACGCGCCTCAGGCTCAGCCTCAAGCAAATAGTTAGCCAACGCCAACGCCGCCGTATCGTTATGCAATAGCGAGTCGGTGATGCTTGTCGTTTGTATAAAGTACTTTGCTTGGCTCGCCAAGTCCTCTGCTACCTCTTGTGTGCCGCCTCGAATAGCGACCGCCGCACGATTAACAACTTGATCTGCCTCAAACGTAATACCTACCGAGTCGTAAGGTATGTTTGTGTTGTCGTCGTGAAAATCTGCAACTGGCTGACTAAGCGTGTTGCCTATGCGCGGCTGAAATGTTAGGTCGCCGTCACGCGCCATAAACAACCTGCCCTGCTCTGCAATATTTATTTGATTGCAATAGTCGAGCGTGTTCGTGCCTTCGGCAACGGTAAACGCTGCCGCGCCGCCAAGCGTTTGTGTGCCTGTAGAAATGTTGCGTTGACCGATCGGAAAATCAACCTCAGGCAAATTCAAGACCGCTGTTAGTCGAGCGCTAGACAACTGTTCGCTAACGTTAAATTCTGCAAGAAATGTTTGTGCTAACAAATAGAAATCGTCTGCACAATAAACCGTCACGGTATCTAAACCGCCTAATTGAAAGTTGTAGTCGTAATTGACAACAAAACCGGCAAACAATAACTCTTTAACGTTTGTGCTTGAGTAACGCGCTAAGCGCACTCGACGCATTGGTGCGAGACCCGGTTGCGCTGTCGCTGGGTCAAAATATGGGCTGAGCGTGTCAAACGGGTTAAAAATACCTGTCGTGTCAAGCATGTTAAACGTCATTGTGCCGGCACTAAATTGGTCGCCTACGTCACGCCTACCGCGTTTAACGTTGACGCTGTTTATGCCTGTTGTTACGTCAGCAAAATTAGTTGTGCCGTCAAGTACATATTGTGTGTTGTCGAGTACGCCTGCAACAGCGTCGTCAAGTAAAAATGCGTCTTGTATAAACCCTGTGTCAATCTCGAGCGTGTAGTTGCCTGCACCGACAACGGCTGTGCCTGCCATTAGGCAACCTGTATCTGTGCTGGCCCTGCCGACCTGTTATAGGCACGAATAGCGTTAACGACCGCTTGCCCGATCTCGGCGCTGGTCGCCAAACCGCCTGTCACATTGACGGTGACACCGCCACCCATGCCACCCATTTTAGACAACGGCACAACCGCTTCAGGGCCGCGCTCACCTATCATCGCTAACGTAGGCGACGTCACAATGCCACCGTCTGCGAGCATCGGTATGTTCGGCACGCTGATGCCTTTGCCACCAAACCCCGGAACCCATGACGGGAAACTAAACGACAACTTGCCTACCGTGCCGTTCCACAATTTTGCTATTGCGTTAAAGATGCCTTTGTAGATGTTAAGTACGCCGTTAAAGTAACTGGTTAAAAAATCTAGGCTAACGGTGACGCCTGTTTTGATTGCGTTGAATACTGTGTCGACTACGTTACGTACTGTCTCAAATCGTTTGTACAAGATGACGAGCGCTGCGACAAATGCGACGATGCCGATTATGACTAGCGCTATCGGGTTTGCTGACATGACAAAGTTAAACGCCGCTTGCGCTGCCGTAGCGATCTGTGTGGCGATAGTCCATGCTTTTATTGCAATGTTTGCGACAATGATCGCCGCCGAAAAACCGCCGATGACGCCTGCAATGATTAAAAACGTTGTTGTGTTTTCTTGCGCCCATGCCGCCATTGGCTCTAAGAGTTCTAACAACTTTTGCAACACAGGTAGCAACGCCGCGCCGATCGACTCTTTAGTTTCGTCCATCGCAATTTTCATGCCCTTCATACGGCCCTCAAATGACTCAGCTGCGACTGTTGCCGCGCCACCAAACGAAACCGATAGCGCGTTAGTTATGTCATCAAGTGTTGACTCAGAATCAATCACGCCTTTAAGCGACGGGTCTAACTTTGTTAACGCTGCCGTTTGCCCATTTGCCGCCTTGCCTAAAATAGTTGTAACGTCACTTAAATCGCGCCCTGTACTTGCTGCGATGTCAAGCGCCGTGTTCATCAGCCCTTGCGCGACCTCTACCGAGCCAGTCGAGCGCACTAAGTTCGCCATTGCTGGTCGTAACTCATCGTCGGCTACCGCAAACGCACGCGACATACCCGAAATAAATTCCTCATTACTTGCGATCACGTCATCGGTTGCCATAGCGCTAGTACGCAACTGTTGCGCCAATAAATCTTGTGCTTTTTGATCTTCGACCGCTGCCTGCGTAGCGACACCCAAACCTGCCGCCAAACCACCAAGCGCCGCAATAGCCGGCACCATTGCCTTCTTTAACGCAAACCCTGCCTTCGCACCTGCGCCTTCAAGTTGCTTAAATTCTTTAATCGCTTTGTCAATGCCCTTGCCGTCGAACTCGCTGATAATCGGGATAGATAATGCCATTAGTTAATTTCCTTTTGCACCGTCGCAATAGTTGTCTTAATCATTTTTAGCATCTCTGCTTCTATGCCTCGGCGCGCTTTGTACACGGCTGGCCCGATAAGTCGAGTGCGACCAGCGCTAACTGGATAGCCAGCAATACGTAAACTGTCGTCTAAACGGTTAGACGTTCTGCGACCTGCGACCTCAAAAATTGCTGCACCCTGATCTTTTTGCTCTATAAGAATTACGCCTACCGCGTTGCGTCGAGTGTCAAACCGCATCTTGACGCCGCTCTTTGCTTTGTCAACACTAAACCCCTTAATGCGTCGCCCGTCTTTGCGTTGTGTCCAATCGTTAGCAAAATTACTTATTGGCACTTTTGTGTAAACCGCTTTGCCTGCGTTAATCGCTGGTTGCGCTATCTGTGTTGCGTCGCTCTTAAAATCTTTTTGCAACTGTTTATCAATCTTGCCCAAACCGTTAATCGTTTGTTTAAGACCGACAACCTCAACCGTGCTATTAACTGGCATCACTTACGCTCTTTGTTTATAAGTTCAATAGTTGTGTTCATGTCATCTATGTCAAATGTGATCTGTGGCGGCCAATACCCGGTTGCGACAAGTATTTGCGCTAATCCGTAGCGGTATGAGCCGCGTCGACTTTTGGGGTTGTCTGCTCGATGACCTCAAGATTGATCAACGATTTGATGTACTCGTCTAATAGTGCTGGTACGACGATGCCGTTTTGTCGTGATGCTTCATACGCCAAAAATGCCAAATCTTCAATACCGATACCGTCGCTAATTTGTGACGCTTTGCGTTTGTATTTACGTTCCCACGCGACGATCGTCATCAGGTTTGTGGTAACTATTTGTTCGCTGTCAGCAAACGTCAGTTTCATTGTTAATTGCATTAGTGCCTCCGATACGGCGTTGTATGTTTTTTGTTTATTGCTTTAATTCTCAGCGGCCAATGCCGCGCGATCATGAGACTGCTTTAGTAAGTGCGCCACCGGCAAACGTCAAAGTGATTGTGCTGAGTTCGCCCAACGATGCTGAAATTGGCGTGTGGCTGGCAAGGTAGCAACCTGTCAAAGTGTATTTTGGTGCGGTCGCTGACGGCGTTGCAAGACCCGCTGCGGTTGGCGAAACCGTAATCGTTGTTGTGATGCCAACCAAACCGTAAATCGTTGCCTCAGTTTCTGACGCTTCATACGACTGAAATAACGTCACCTCGAATGTGTTGTTTTGCAATGACGTAACCGTTGATGCACCAAACTTGCGGGCTGTGTCACCAAACGCCGTAGTTTCAAGTTGGTCGTACTCGAATGTTAAAGTTGCTTCAGTTGCCTGATCGGTCAAATTGACGCTGTTAATTGTTAGCGCTGGGTTGCTCAAGTAAACGGTTGTTGCCATAGTGGTTATTCCTTTTCGTCTGTGTCTTTAGTTTTAACAGATTTTTTAGGCTGTTGCGTGGATATATGCCCTGCGTCAATCAAATGCTCAATGTTAGAACCCTCTAAATCTTTGTCGGTAATGGTGTCACCGCGTTTGAGCCCGTCAAGTCTGTTACTTGTAACTATGTAAGTTGTCATGTGTTTATGCCGTTCTCGCTGCGATACCGCACGTCAAATCGTAGCACGGGTACTCTTGCCCGCCGATTTCTAACACGCCCGGTTGCCCTGATGTGATGATGATTGCTGACCCTAAAACGGTTGCTGTGATCTGCAATATTTCGCGCAACACGGGTAGCCCTGCTGGGCCGCTGCCAATAATTTTTATCGGGAAATCCATGCGCACAATGTTGCCGTTGCCTGCCGTAGTCGTAAAACTTGGTGCTTGAAGAAACACGCAATTCGGCACAATCTTTGTTGGGTCATTAACTACTCGTAGCCCGCTAACGGCTGTGAGCGTTGCTGTGATGTCGTCAATGCCTTCGTTGAGTAGGTCGGTGTACGGTGCTGGCATTTATGCCACCGCTGGTCGGTCAATGCCTAACAACTGTTTAACGATCGGCGTCAATGACTGTTGCGGTGCGCTACCCATGCCCTCAAATGACGCAAACACGTTTTCGAGTGAGCCACGTGAGCGCCACAACGCCGCGCAATACATGAGCGTGCCTAGTGTGACGTCACCGCTAGGCGACGTGCTGAGACTGTCGTTGTAGCCTGCCTCGGCGCGCCTACGGCTGCAAAACTGGTTGCCTGCCGATACCGCCTGCGTGATAAGCGTGTAATCGTCTGACGGGTTGGTGATCGACACGCCCAAATACGTAACCAAGTTAGCTGCCGTAACCCACGTGCATGTCGGTGTGAACGTAACTGTGCCTGTGTAAAACGCGCTGTACTCAACTGCATCGCCTGTGCAGGCGTACAGCACTTGATTAGCGCGCGGTACGTTTTCGTTAAATGTCCATTCGCCTGTAGTGCTATCTATGCCTGTGTATTCGTATTGCGGGCATGACAACACGGTAAACGTGCCGTTAAACGGTGCGGCAATGCTTGCGACAACGATGCTGTCGCCAACCTGTATGTCGGTTGGCTCGAGCGTTGAAATGCAGGCGTAGTTATTTAGTAACTGTTTTGACGCTGTTAGATAGGTCGCCATAGCGGTGTAGCCGCCATGCGACTAGGCGACTACGATGCCTTGAATAAACGATGACTTAGCAACAAATGTTGAGAAGTAACCGTAGTAACTAAATGTGCGACTAAGAGTTGACGGAACATCAACAGACAAAATGCCTTGTTGTGCTTCGTAAATCTCAAAGCCCGGTGCGTAAACGACAAGCATTGTGCCGTTTGCAAAATTGTTATCAACAACCAATTTAAGACCAAATACGTCCATTGATGTGTAAGCGAGACCGCCAACTTTACCAATTGAATTTTGACCAAGCACACCGTCAGTTGTGTAACCGAGTACTGGTCGCTTGCTTGAGTCAAGTTGCTGACCAAGTTTTTGCCAAACGTCAGGCGATACACACAAGTGTGTTGGGAAGTAGTTGCTGTCCTCAGTAATTTCGCGTGCCGCGTCATACAAAGACTCAATTAAAGATGATGGGTCGCCTGCCGTAACTGTCCATGTCGAGCCTGATGCTGTCTTACCTGCAACAAGTGCGTCGGCTGCAACGTCATCAGTTTTGATGAGATACTCGCCTGCAAGATCATTCAAAATCAAGTTCATTGAACTTGGGTCTGTAAAGTCCATGTCCTGTCGAGTAATTGTTACTTGACCAGCAACAGTTGTTTTTGTAACTGTGTTTGATGCGATAACCATTGTCGTTGCACTAACTGCCGAACCTTCGGTCTGTGTTGCGGCCGAAGTGTGCGTAGTAATTGTTGGTCGAATAAAAGTTTTTGACGGTGTGTTTGGCATTGCACGCGCACCAAATGCGCTAACAACTGGTCGCACAAAGTTCAAATCTTGGAACAACGGTCCCAAAACTGGAACTGGCAACAAACCAGGTGTGTCGGTTGTAAGAATGTCGCCTGCTGCTGCTTGCAACGCTGACTGCTGTTTTCTAACTGCATCTTTGTATGCAAGGTTAACTTTTGCAAATGTGTCGCCACCGATTGCCATTGCTGCCATGTATTCGCCCGGTGTTGGCATTTTGAATTCGCGTGCAGGTTGCGCCCAAAGTTTGTCAACTGTTGATTGTGCTGCCTCGACTACTGGTGTTGCTGGTGTTTCGCTCATAGGGGTTGTGTCCTTTTGTTCTTGTTGTTCTGATTGTATAGCACTTGTTAATTCGGTTTCGGGGATACCCTCGGCTACCTCGTCAGGCGCGCTGGCCGCTACATCGGTAATGATTGCACCGCTAAACGCGCCTTCGCTGACTAACGACAATTCTTGCCATGTGGCCGCCTCAACGATCATTACGCCTTCCTCGTCATAACTAAACTTTGTTGGCGTTACGCCTACCGATACCGCGTCAATAACGCCGTCAGCCATAAGGGTCATATATTCGTCGCCCAGTCGAGTGGCGCTGATCTTAGCCGTGAACATCATGCCCTGTGGCGTGTCCACGCGCTCAACTACTTTGCCGACAATCTGATTGCTGTCATGCTGGCCAAGAATTTTTGGGTCGCGCCCCGTGACTGGCAACGACCCTTGCAAAAATCGTACCTTAGTGCCGTCATTAACTGTCGCTGTTTCGTCGTATGTGACGGCCACGCCTGAGATTGAGCGCGACGGCAAACCTTCTGCCGCCGC